GGAAACTCTTTGAAGTATTCCATCTGCCCAAGTAACACGGCTTTTGAATCAACCCTTTCTGGCAACTACACTGTAGTTAATGGTAACAACGGTGTTGTGTTCTCAGCTAACCAGGCCGCGGCAATTTCCGCCGGTGACCTTTTACAACTCGGATCCGACAAGGAACTTTATAAAGTTTCTACAGTAGCGGTTGATGGCAAGTCAGTGGTACTTACTAGCTCATATACTGGCAACACTGCAAACGCTTCCACAGCTCTCAATCGACGATGGGAATTCTACGACTTCGTATCCGCTGCTCCAGGTACTTCGCCTTTTGCAACTACCCGCGGTGGCACAAACGACACAATGCACCTTGTCGTTGTTGATGAAGACGGAGAGTGGACAAACGTCAAGAATCAAGTTCTCGAAGTGTTTGAAGGAATATCTAAAGCAAGTGATGCTCGAAACGAAGATGGCTCTACCAACTACTACGTAGAAAGGTTGAATCGTCAGTCAGCATACTTGTGGTGGGCAAATCACCCAGCTGGAGTAACAAATGCAGGATCGGCCGCTGGCAGTACTGCATTTGGCGGAGGCAATAATCCAATTACTCGATCACTGGCATCGGGATCTGATGGAAGTGCTGGTACTGCAGGCGAGTATCAGAGAGCTTATGACTTGTTTAAATCTGCAGAAGAGGTTGATATTGCACTGCTGCTTGGTGGATCGTCTACATCAGCTACGGCAATTCATTTGATTAATAACATTGCAGAGTTTAGAAAAGACTGTGTTGTATGTCTTTCTCCAGAACAAGCCGATGTTGTCAACAACACCGCATACGTAAATGCAGAGGTTGATGATATAGTAGAGTTCCGAAATACTCTACCATCATCATCGTACGCTGTACTCGATAGCGGGTACAAGTATCAGTACGATAAGTACAATGATCAGTATCGATACGTACCGCTGAACGGCGATACCGCTGGTACAATGGCTCGCACTGACGAAGTAAGAGACCCATGGTACTCACCAGCCGGTTTGTCTCGTGGTCGAATCAAGAACAGTGTAGCTCTTGCATTCAATCCAAATAAGGTAGCACGAGATCAGCTATATAAGAACGGTATTAACCCAATAACGACCTTCCCAGGCGAAGGTACGGTCTTGTTTGGGGATAAGACGTTACTAGCACATCCAAGTGCATTTGATCGTATCAACGTACGCCGATTGTTTATTGTCCTTGAGAAGGCAATTGCAATTGCTGCAAGACAAAGCCTGTTCGAATTCAACGACGAATTTACAAGAGCACAGTTTGTCAATTTGGTTGAGCCCTTTCTGAGAGATGTACAAGGTCGAAGAGGGATCACTGATTTCCGAGTAGTTTGTGACGATTCAAACAACACTGGAGAAATCATTGATCGTAATGAGTTTGTCGGAGATATTTTTGTCAAGCCCGCTCGCTCGATCAACTTTATTCAGCTCAACTTTGTTGCTGTTAGGACTGGTGTCGAGTTCGAAGAAGTCGTCGGTCAGTTCGGATAATACAAGGTAGAGGAGAATAAAAATGGCTTTTAACGTAAACACCTTTAGGGGTGAGCTCAAGCAAGGAGGGGCTCGTCCCTCCCTGTTTGAGATTCAATTGTTCGCACCACAAGGAGGGACATTGAACGGTGGCGATTTGATTTCCAAATCTCCCTTCATGGTTCGAGCAGGACAAATTCCACAGTCGACATTAGGTACAGTAATTGTTCCTTACTTTGGCCGCCAGGTTAAGTTGGCAGGCAATCGTACATTTGATGATTGGACCGTAACAGTAATGAATGATGAGGACTTCAAACTCCGCAACGCGCTAGAGAACTGGAGTCACAAGATCAATGGTCATTCTGAGAACCTAAACAACTACGGTACTAACCCATCTAGGTATAAGGCCCAGGCCCTTGTTAAGCAATATAGTAAAGAGGGTGGAGTCATTCAAACCTATCAGTTTGATGGTTTGTACCCAGTATCGATTTCTCCAATTGATCTGGCTTGGGAAGCAGAAGCAATTGAAGAGTTTACAATTACATTTGCTTACGACTGGTGGGAGCACGGCCAGGCGGCCGTAAGGTAAAAGGATTAGTTAGATGGCTAACCAGCTTTATACTAAAGCCAAGCAGGCATTGCTTGGCGGTGAACTAAATCTGTCATCTAATGTGATCACTATAGCGTTAGTGGACACGGATGTCTACACGTTCAGTGCCTCACATGAGTTCCGATCTAGTATACCAAACACAGCTGTAGTATCAACAAATAACCTCATTAGTAAAACTATTACTAACGGGGTGTTTGATGCCGGCGATGTGGATTTTCCATTTGTAACTGGTGCTAACTGTGAAGCACTTATCTTATATCATAACACTGGTGATGCTGAAAATGATGGGGCTCGTCAAGCAGACTCTAGATTAGTAGTCTATATTGACACGGCCGTTGGTCTTCCTGTCCTTCCAAGCGGTAGTAACATCACTGTCAAATTCTCTGACGGTGTCTCTAAAATCTTCGCGATTTAACTCTATCACTAGTGTTCTTGGGGGTCGATAAATATATCGATCCCTTCATTTTCTGAGGACAAACATAGTGCAGCTTTTCGGATTTAATATATCAAGGGCAGATCAGGAACAGAAAGAAGATCTGAAAACCTTTGTACCCCCACAGCCTGATGATGGTGCTATTGAGATAGCGCCTGGTGGTTCCTATGGTACTTTCGTAGACCTAGATGGTACCGCCAAAACAGAAGCAGAGTTGGTTACGAGATATCGAGAGATGTCAATGCAGCCAGAGTGCGATGCGGCCGTTGAAGACGTCATCAATGAATCAATCGTTATGGATGAGGACAATCCGATTGAAATAGTCCTAGATGATCTCAAGCAACCAAACTCTATCAAAAACAAGATACGAGAAGAGTTTGAAACTGTTTTAGAGATGCTGGACTTCAGTAACAGGGGTTACGATATCTTTAGACGTTGGTATGTTGATGGTAGATTGTATCATCATATTATTATCAACGACAAAGATCCCAGAGACGGTATTAAAGAGCTCAGATATATTGATCCTCGAAAGATCCGCAAAGTGCGAGAGAAAGTAAAGTCTAAAGATCCACGGACTGGTGCTACTATCTACAACAAAGAGCAGAAAGAGTACTACTTGTATAATCCAAAAGGGATTACCTCTTCTGCAACACAGGGTATTAAGATTGCACCTGACAGTATCAGTCACATACACAGCGGATTAATGGATTCCAAAAACAGTTTAGTTCTTGGTCATTTGAACAAAGCTGTCAAGCCACTTAACCAATTACGTATGCTAGAGGACGCTACTGTAATCTATCGTCTTGCAAGGGCACCAGAACGTCGAATCTTTTATATTGACGTTGGTAACCTACCAAAGATGAAGGCAGAACAGTATCTTCGCGACATGATGGTTAAACATAAGAATAAGCTGGTGTATGACGCTAGTACAGGCGAAGTACGCGACGATCGTAAGTTCATGACTATGTTAGAGGACTTCTGGTTACCGCGCAGAGACGGCGGTAGAGGCACTGAGATAACGACTCTGCCAGGAGGCCAAAATTTGGGAGAGATGGATGATGTAGATTACTTCCGTCGTAAGCTATACAAATCTCTCAATGTACCTGTTACTCGCATGGAATCTGAAACTCAGTTTAACATGGGTAGATCGTCTGAGATTACAAGAGACGAAATTAAATTCAACAAGTTTGTAAAGCGATTGAGAACTCGATTTACTCATCTATTTGACGGCCTGTTAGAAATCCAATTGGTGTTGAAGGGTGTACTATCTCGTGCCGATTGGGAAGAGATGCGTAACACTATCCATTACGACTTTAAGGAAGACAACTACTTCTCCGAGCTAAAGCAAAGCGAAATCATGACAGAGCGATTGCGTTTGGCTGGAGAAATTGATCCATTAGTCGGTAAGTACTACTCCATGAAGTGGGTTCGAGAAAACGTCCTAAGGATGTCGGAAGAAGAGATTCAAGATGTAGATAAGGAGTTGGATGCCGAACGTAGTGAGATGGACGACGAGGGTGGTATAAACGGTCCAATTGATTACAAAGGCAATCAATCAGATAAACCCGAGCAACCAGAACCGCAACAGGAAGAATTCAAACCTAAGCCCAACATGAGTGACGAAGAGAAAAAACTCGTTGAGAGCATGACTAGATTTATGGATTCGATGGCTTCAGATAACATCGAGGAAGATGATGAATGAAGTCGACCAGGCTAAACTTCTAGCGGCTCTCCTTGGTGTTCTCAAAAACGAGAACAGCAAGGCTAAAAAGGCACTAGCTGAAGAACTGTCGCAAGAACTGCAGGATCTTATCGATCAGCAGTCTGGTACGCAATACCTCCAAGTAAACGAAGAAGATGATCCAGTCCCTATACAGGTATTCAGGGGCAGGACAGGTGAGAAAGGTCCAAAAGGTCCAAAAGGCCCTCGAGGTGATTCTGGATCAAGAGGTCTTTCTGGACCACAAGGTCCTATGGGAAACCAGGGTTCAATTGGACCAATGGGCCCGCAGGGTCTTACGGGACCAGAAGGTAAAGAAGGTCCAGAGGGCCGCGCTGGTAAGGACGGTGAGACACCTGATCTAGAA